CATACACTACCAAAATGGTGTATATAGTGGCGAAGATATTTGGTTTTGCCGATCTGCTAGGGAATCAGGGTTCGAGGTGATGCTAGACCACGATATTAGCCATCAAGTGCGCCATATCGGGGGGTTTGAGTTTTCCTGTGCCCATGCGGCAGCTTCAAGGGGTGAATAGATATGGCGATTTCCAACTATTCCACCTTACAGGCGTCTATCGGGGATTGGCTGAATAGGTCCGATTTGACCACGGTTATCCCTGATTTCATCACCTTGGCGGAGGCCCAGTTTAACCGGAATATCCGCCACCGGCGCATGGTGGAGCGGGCTACGGCGACACTTGATAGCGAGTACAGCGCCGTTCCGGCTGATTGGCTGGAAAGCATCCGCTACCAGATCAATACGAACCCGATCACGGTAATGGAGTTCGTTTCGCCAGACCAAGCGGCGCTTTTGAAGGGTGCCAACGGGACCACCGGCAAACCGATCTATTATACGCAGATTGGCCAGCAGTTTCAGGTTGTCCCGGCGCCGGATAGCGGTTCTGCCTATACTGGCGAGTTGACCTATTACGCCACGATCCCCGCGCTTTCGGTTTCCAATACGACGAATTGGCTTCTGACGGATTCGCCTGATCTGTACCTTTATGGCGCGCTTTTGCAGGCCGCGCCGTATTTGCAGGACGATCAGCGGCTTTCTACCTGGGGAACGCTTTATGAGCGGTGCCTTAACGATCTGAAGGTTTCCGATGAGCGGAGCCGGATGGCAACCAGCGCCCTTCGGATGCGGGCTAGGAGTTTCGGCTAATGACCACCAACGCCTTCACCAATTATCTTGAAAACAAGATCATGGCTTATGTGTTTTCCGGCACGGCGTTTTCTTCGCCGTCTGGGAGCCTTTACCTTGGTCTTTTTACGGCGGCGCCTGGCGAAGGCGGTGGCGGCACGGAAGTCTCCGGTAATGGCTACGCCCGCAAGGCGGTCACAATGACCACCAGCGGGAACGCCAGCACCAATAGCAGCGCGGTTGAGTTTGATGCGGCGACAGGGTCTTGGGGAACCATTACCTATGTTGCGGTGTTTGATGCGCTGACCACTGGGAATATGCTGGCTTACGGCGAATTGACGGCTTCTAAAACCATCGCTTCCGGCGATGTATTCCGTATCCCGGCTGGTGATCTCGACATCACGCTTGAATAGAGGTTGGTGAAATGGCGTTTGTTATTGCGGATCGTGTAAGAGAAACGTCCACCACCACCGGCACGGGTAACTTTACGCTGGCTGGTGCGGTTGATCGGTTCCGCACGTTTGATTCCGTTTTAGATACAGGCGACACGACTTATTACACCATTGCTGACCAGAGCGGAGTTGGGTGGGAGGTTGGTATTGCAACCTTCACTAGCCCTTCCACTCTTGCGCGCACCACGATCCTTTCTTCCAGTAATGGCGGGAGCGCGGTTGATTTTGGCGCTGGGTCTAAGGATGTCTTTATTACTCTGCCAGCTTCACGGACGGTTATTTCTTTTAGTGGTGGCTCTACTGGCCTGACGCCAGCAACGGCTTCTTATGGTGCTATTTCTCTAGGTGGCACTTTGGTTGTGGGTAATGGCGGCACAGGTACAGCCACCACCTTTACTGCTGGCTCTGTGGTGTTTGCTGGCGCGTCTGGGGTATATAGCCAGGACAATAGCAATCTGTTTTGGGATGACTCTAATAATCGCCTTGGTGTGGGAACAGCCACTCCTGTTTCTTCCATTGAAACAAATGGAACGATAACAGCACCAACGCTTGCCGCAACCAACCTCAAGCACGCATCCTCCGCTAGCAATAACATCGTGTTGGACAGCAGTGGGAATACAGCGGTTGGTGGCGTATTATCTTTTAACTCTGGATATGGTTCAGCGGCCACGGCGTATGGATGCAGGGTTTGGGTAAATTTCAATGGCACTGGGACGGTGGCTATTCGCGCTAGTGGGAACGTAACCAGTATTACAGACAATGGGACGGGTGAATATACAGTTAATCTAACCACGGCTTTAACGGATGCTAATTATTCTGTTGTTGGTTCCTGTGGTACGGGAACCGCTGGTAATGATGATTTCAATCTTACCACTAATTATAATGTAGCCCCTACAACTTCCGCTGTGCGTATAGGATCGCAGCGCGCTAATAGTGGCGTCGCAACTGATGCAGCTTATATCTCACTTGCCATTTTCCGCTGATAGGATTTAGCTATGAACCAACGCATCATCTACCCCACAGACGAAGGCGGTGTTGCTGTGATCGTCCCAGCCCCCGAATGCGGTCTGACGATTGAAGAAATCGCCGCCAAGGATGTGCCAGAGGGTAAGCCATTCAAGATTGTGGATGTCGCTGATATTCCATCAGACCGCACCTTTCGTAACGCTTGGGAATACACCTCATGATCAGCATCAACATCACCAAGGCCAAGGCTATCGCACATGATATGCGCCGTGCGGCCCGTGCGGAGGAGTTTGCTCCACATGATGAGGTGATTATGAAGCAAATCCCTGGCATTGATGTTGTGACTGCTGAAGCGGCTCGCGCTGCCATTCGGACTAAGTATTCTGCTATGCAAGATCAGATTGAGGCTGCTGCCACGCCTGATGAAATCAAGGGCGCTTTAGGGATTTAACAAATGTTTGGCTTCTCAACCTTCGCCCAGACCCCATTCGCGGCGCTATCTGGGGCGATTGTTGAGGGTCAGGTCGCGATTGACGCCACTGCTGATTTGGCCGTTTCGGCCAACATAACGGCGGCAGGGGCGGCGCAGATTGATGGCGTTGCCGATCTGGCGGTTGCGGCCCAGCGGATACAGCAAGGCCAGGTCGCCATAGACGGGGTTGGCGATCTAGCCGCCACGGCCCAGCGTATCCAGAATGGCGCTGTCGCCATAGATGGTGTGGCGGATGTAACGGCTTCTGGGGTGGTGGTTTACCTGGGAGCAGTGACGATAGAAGGCATTGGAAGCCTATCTGTCTCCGGCCAGATGGTTGTTTCTGGATCAGCGGCCTTTTCTGCCTCTGGCGCCATGGAAGTATCGGCCATTCTCAAGTGGTCAAACATTCCAGATGGCACAGAAATATGGACCCAATCGGCGGATTCCGCTACAATATGGACACCGATTGCAGATGGTTCAGAGGCTTGGACCCCAGCAGCCCCGGTGTCTAATACTTGGACAGCGATACCGGATGGCGCTGAGACATGGACAAGGGTGCAATAAATGGCTGATACCACCACCACCAACCTGGGGCTGACCAAGCCGGAAGTTGGGTCTTCTGCCGATAGTTGGGGCGGCAAGCTGAACACCGATCTTGATTTGGTGGATGCGGTATTTGCGGCGGCTGGTGGGGGTACGAGTGTCGGCCTGAATGTTGGTGCGGCTAAGACCCTAACTGTTGGTGGTACTCAAAATGTCACCGGCACGTTTAAGATAAGTGGGGCCACTTCTGGGGCTATTACATTCGCCGTCCCATCTGTCGCTGGAACTAATACCCTAACTTTCCCAGCCGCCACAGCAAAGGTCGATGCCTTCCCGTCCGGCACGGTGATGTTGTTTGCCCAGACGGCGGCTCCTACTGGCTGGACGAAATCTACCACGCATAATGATAAGGCGCTTCGGGTTGTCTCTGGTTCCGCTAGTTCTGGCGGTAGTGTAGCGTTTACTACGGCTTTTGCCTCTCAAGCGGTTTCCGGTACTATTGGAAATACAACTCTAACAACTGCTCAAATACCGGCGCACAGCCATAGTGTGGTTGATCCAGGCCACACTCACACCATGAATGAGCCGGTTAGGGGAACTGGTACGTCAAATCAGTGTGGTAGTTCCGGGCAAGGCATTCAATCCATAACTCCAACAATGCAATCCGCGACAACTGGTATTAGTATTAGTAATACTGGCGGCGGAGAGGCCCACACCCACACATTCACCGGCACCGCTATCAATCTCGCTGTTTCTTACGTCGATGTCATCTTGGCGACTAAAGACTGATGCAGATCGAAGCCAAACATAACTGCCCGCTAGATGGCTTTAACCCCTGCCGGAAGTTGGATTGCGCCTGGTTTATTCAGGTGCGCGGGATCAATCCAAACACCGGTAAGGAAGTGGACGAGTGGGCTTGTTCAATGGCCTGGCTTCCCATTTTGCTAATCGAAAACAGCCAGCAACAGCGCCAGACGGGCGCAGCGGTGGAAAGTTTTCGGAATGAGATGGTCCGGTCAAATGAACAAACCGGACAAATGCTTCTGGCCGTCAGCGGGCAGAAATTGATAGAGGGCTGAACCATGGCGCTAGATCACAACGAAACCGCCAAACACGTTGTGGACGCCATTTCAGTGGCCACGGTGATCGGGACATTGGCTCAGGTTCTGCCTGCTATTGCGGCGGCTTTTACAATAATCTGGACCGCAATTCGGATTTACGAAACCAAGACGGTTCAATCCATTTTGAAATGGAAGCGGTGAAGCGCAATGCCGTATATTCCGCTTAAACTCCCGCCGGGGATTTACCGCCAGGGTACGCAATATCAAGCCGCTGGCCGGTGGTATGATTCTAATCTGGTGCGGTGGATTGAAGGCACGTTGCAGCCTGTGGGTGGGTGGCGGAAGCGCCAGTATGCGTCTGGTGGTTCTTATCTAAATATCCAGGTTACTGGCGTTATGCGTGGTTCCCATGCTTGGCGTGAGAACGATGGCGATACGGTTATTGCGGCTGGTGGTGCGGCGAAGCTGTATGCTTTGAAGGCGAATACGGCGCCACAAAATATCACGCCGATCCGGGAAACGGGTTCTCTGTCTAACGCCTTCAGCACAGTTTCTGGCTCGCCAACTGTTACTGTGGCGGATACCAGCCACGGGCTAACAACCGGCGACACCGCTAACTTCAGTTCTGGTACGTCTATTGGGTCGAGCGGGATTACGCTATCTGGCGATTACATTGTGACCGTTACTAACGCCAATGCCTATACGGTGACGGCTTCCAGCAACGCATCCACCACCGAAACCAATCAAGGCAGCGCGACTTATAAGTATGAAATCAGCGTGGGGCGCACGGATAGCCAGAATGCAGTTGGCTATGGCGTTTGGACCTATGGTTCAAGCACATATGGAACCCCGCGTCCTCAGTTAAACGCAGCTGGTGTATTGGACGCTTCCACCTGGGCCTTGGACAACTGGGGCGAATATCTGGTGGCGTGCCGGTCTGACGAAGGTAGTATTTACGAATGGGATTTAGGTGCTTCTACGCGGGCTGCTATTATTACGAACGCGCCAACCGACAATAACGCCATCATTGTAACCAGTGAGCGGTTTTTGTTTGCTTTGGGTGCTGGTGGTAATGGCCGTAAGGTCCAATGGTCAGATCAGGAAGATAACACCACTTGGACGCCAGCAGCGACAAATCAAGCAGGCGATTATGAGTTGGCGACTTCTGGTAACTTGGTTTGCGGTGAGCGCACACGCTATGGCACCTTGTTACTGACAACCACCGATGCCCATCTGGCAGTTTATCAGGGGCCACCGTTTATCTATGGCTTTGAGCGCATTGGGTTTGGTTGCGGGGTTATCAGTCCCCAGGCTTCTGTCAGTTTGGACAATGGCGCCGTTTGGATGGGTGATGGCGCCTTCTATCTGTTCGACGGTACGGTGAAGAAACTAGACTCAACCGTCAGCGACTATATTTTCCGCAATATTAATTACAACCAAACCGCTAAGATAGCGGCTTGGGTAAATGTGGATTATCAAGAGGTTTGGTGGCATTACCCCTCGGAAGGTGCGTCTGAGTGCGACAGTTATGTGGTGTGGAATTACCACGAGAACACTTGGATGATTGGCAGTATTGCCCGCACCACTGGTATTGCGAATGGCGTATTTGAAAGCCCAGTCTTGTTTGATCCGTCTGGTTATTTCTATGACCATGAAGTGGGCTATAACTATGACGGCGCCACTCTCTACGCTGAAGCCGGGCCGATTGAGTTAGGGAATGGCGATCAGATTATGGTGGCGAAACAGGTTGTTCCTGATGAGCGCAGCCAGGGTAGCGTGAGTGTGAAGTTCAAGACCCGGTTTGCCCCAGAAGGGGTAGAAACAACCTATGGGCCTTACACCATTTCGTCCCAATACACGGACGTTAGGTTCTCCGCCCGCCAGGTTTCCTTCCGGGTGGAGGCAGTAGAGTTGGGCGATTGGCGGGTTGGTAACTTCCGACTCAACGCGCAACCGGGGTCACGCCGTTGAGATTGCCCCAGGCTCGCCCAACATATTCTCAGATTGACGATCAAACGGCGCGGTCTTTGATTGAGCGCGCCGATGCGGAAAACCACAAGCGGAACCGCGATATTGAAGTTTCTCCTGGTCGGCTGATCCTTCAGTCCCCGAATGGAACTCGATGGAGCATCGAGGTTTCCAATTCCGGGGTGATTTCGGCTTCGTCCCTATGACGCCGCTGGATGCTGAATTTGAGCGGTGTTCCGGCTGGCTCCAAGATGCCTTGGACTATGCGGGGAATACGCACGATCTGGCGGACGTTAAGGCTGGTGTAAAAGAGGGGCGGTTCACCTTTTGGCCCGCGCCGGAAGCCGCCATCGTCACCGAGATTATCGAATATCCGAAGTTTTCTGTGCTTCATGCTTGGCTGGTTGGCGGGCGGTTGGAGCAAATAGTCGATATGATCCCATCATTGGTTGTTTATGGGCGGTCTTTTGGGTGTACCAAATTGACCGGCACCGGGCGTCCTGGGTGGGTTCGTGCTTTGAAAGCACAAGGATTTACAGGTATAATGACCACAGTTTCCAAGGAGATCACGCCATGAGTAAGGGCGGCGGAAAGCAGACCACATCCCAGACCCAGACTCAGAGTGTTGACCCTGAGTTCAAGGCCCGCGCCTTGGATGTTTATAGCCGGGCACAGACGGCGGCTGATCGGCCTTAC